CTGTCCCCGCATTTCTTCAATGTAGGTATAACCACGCCAGTTGGATCTTTGAGCATATCTCTCACTTAATTTAATATACATTCTACCTAGGTTTTCAGTAATACGTCCGTGATCTTTGCTAAAATGCCCTTTGTCTACAGTACCTTTCCAATGGCTTTTGCCCACACATATTAGTTCGTCTTGATCATCAAACTTCCAATGTTGGAACGGCGGAAAGTTTACTTTATCGTGTGCATCGGCTGTGGTCTTGGTAGTCTTTTTACGTCCAGGCGCCAGCGGTATATGCTCGAACGTCATTATCCTAATGACAAGATCTGTTTTTGCAATTTTTTTATAGTCGACAACAAAATCTGCTAGTTTGCTTTTTTTGTCCCCTGCTATGCGAGCTTTTGAAAACGCTTCTAGGCCTAGGCGTTTAGCACGATTACGTTTGGCATCTGCTAGGGTGCGTATGTTAATCTTATCCAAATTGGTTAAAATTATATCGTGTTGGCTGTATTCTGATTTGGTAAAACTTGAAAAGCTACATTTGCTTTTGTGTATTTCTGCTAGTAGATCGCGGTTGTTTAGGTACTTTACCTTGCGACCCGTGGGTGATTGAATTATGGTCATTTATTATGACTTCTCCTTTTATTGTTATAGTATAACATAGAATTTGCCAAAGTCAACCAACTAATTAAGTTGGTATATTATTTATCGGTTAAATACGCTATCGGAGAGAAGAAATGAATATTATCCCAGCGGCAATCACAGGAGCAGGTATTGGTCTTGTTATGAAATTCCTATCTGGAGGAAGTCCAGGTGCTCCTACTTCTTTAAAACGACCCGACGTAAAGTTTGACGGCAAACAAGAGTATAGAGCTAGTCTACTTGTTCCACCTTCGTATCTAGCAGATGATTATTCGCCAGTTAGTCCTTTACAGTCATTTGGAGGAATTTTATTTCCGTACACTCCGCAGATTTCATATGACATGACAGCTAACTATTCTACTGCAAATTTACAGCATTCTAATTTTGCCATCAGTTCTTATAAAAACAGTACTATAGGAAATTTTAGTGTCAGTGCAAAATTTACAGTACAGAATGACAATGATGCATTGTTTTATTTGGCCACAATGCATATGCTACGGGCACTGACAAAAATGAAATACGGTAACGACACTGATGCCGGTAGCCCACCCCCTGTGTGTAGATTTAATGCCTACGGAGATTACATGATCAAAGATGTTCCTGTAGTTGTATCTAATTTTAGGACTGAATTGCCGACAGAAGTAGATTACTACATGGTTGATCAATCATTAAATTCTTATAGTAGTGCATATACATTATTTGGAACAAATTTTATTCCTACTGTGAGCTCGATAAGTTTAACCCTAATACCAATGTTTTCTAGAGAAGAACAGAATAAATTTAGTGTTGATCAATATCTTAATAAGAAAAAATTAAAAACTAGCGGGTTCCTATAATGAGTGTCACTTATACAGCATTTAGTCCTTACTATAAAACTTCTATTACCAACGGGTACTTAGAAACACTTACCTATCGATCTTTTACCAGCTATCCCGACGATGCGCTGTATCAGGTGGCATCAAAATATGAAAATAGACCAGACCTTCTGGCCTATGACCTGTATGGAGATTCAAGACTATGGTGGGTATTTGCAGTACGGAATCCTTCTGTGATCAAAGATTCAATATATGATTTGGTATCAGGTGTTTCAATATATATTCCAAAACTAGCTACACTTAAAAAAGATTTAGGAATTTAATAAATGGCAACCCCATCATACGGAGAAGTATTAGTTACTGCTAATAGAGAATTTGGAGCAGTTGATTTTTCTGAATTGTCCAAAAACACAAACATCTTACACTATTTTAGATCATACACCTATAACTTTACACTCAGTTGCTTAGAAGATTCTGCATTCCAACAAGAATTAACTCCTCAGCAAATGGCTGATTACTCTAGCAGATTTGTGATTGCCAAAAGTGCAGGCAAAGGTACAACCGGATTATCTACTAGCACAGCCAAGGCAGAAGATGTAGACCAAATAAAAAAATTCAATGAGTTTAGTCCCGGACGTTTTGATTTTTATTTTGGCGATGTAGAAATTGGCACCTTGATGAATCCGACTGCTCGTGCAGGATATAGTCAGGCTACAAAAATTAATTTTACTGTTATTGAACCTTACGGCCTTGGCGGATTTCTTGAAGCACTGATGGCGGCCAGTTTAGCAGCCGGACATCCAAACTTTCTAGCATCGCCTTATTGTTTAAAATTAGAATTTATAGGTTACCCGGATTCAGCAGTGTCGGGGCAACTAGTTTCAGATCCAGTAAATCCCGGAGCTCCTACCACTAGATATTTTCCTTTTAGATTTGCTGGTGTAGGAACGCAGTCAGACGAAAACGGTACCAAATATAATTGTACGGCGATTCCTATGAATGAATTTGGCCTGGGAGATCCAAACAAACTAGTTGCCACAATGTCTGTGTCCGGCGGAGCAGAAAATACTGTAGGCTCTGCCCTTAAAGACATGATTGAAAAACTCAATGACACAGTCAAAGGCATTGCCAAGGCCAATAACAAAGACGATTCTACAAACGCATTTGACACCTATGTGGTAGAAGTTGATCCTAAGATTGCCAGCCAAACTCTAGCTGATTTGCAAAAAGACGAAGTGCAGAGCAATATGAAAAACACCGCAGAAAATAACGGTGCGCTAGATAATCGACAGGCCAATGGATCTGCTGGAAAAAAATGGAATAAAGAATTCAGTGTGTCTTTTGCCAACTCCTCAAATATACACGACTGTATTTCTGCTATTATTCGAGATTCCGACTGGGTCAAAGGTATTTTTAAAAATTTAAAACAGCGGCAGGACGAAAGCGGGCATATAGAATATTTTATAATTGCGATTAAAGCAGAACCAAAGCCGGATGTCTGGGATGCTGTAAGAAGCAAGCCCTGTTATACCTATACCTTTCAGGTAAAACCCTATAAAGTTCACGTTGCTAAAATACCTGGATTGGAAAGTCAAACTATTGACACTACTAAATTAGAACCTTATATACGAAGAAAATACAATTACCTATATACAGGAGAAAATAAAGATGTCCTAAGTATAGCTCTTAATTACGACACACTGTATTTTCAGTCAATGGCGGTATATGTGGGCGATTCTAAATCATTGGCTCGAGGCCAGGGTAGTGGAATTGCTACAAAAGATGACGCAGTAAATATTATCCAACTGTCTCCACCTAAGCAGATAAAACAAGGTGATGGTGTTACACCGCCGTCTCGAGGCGTTAACCATGATTTGTCAGACATTCAAGGATCTGGAGAAGCAACTAGACCATTCCAGGCAGGTGATGCATACACAGTATTTGCACAGACTCTACATGCGGCCCTGATGAACAATGTTAGAGCTAAAATGTTAGAAATGGATATTCTAGGAGATCCATTTTATTTGGTTCAGAGTGGTATAGGTAATATGGTGGTTGCAGAAGATACAGATAATCCCGGAATCAGTAAGGTAGACGGTAGTGCCGCATATCAATCCGGCGACATATATGTCAATGTAAAACTTAATAGTGCATACGATATTGACAGAGAGTCCGGTATGATGAAAATGAACGGAGCATCTAACTTTAGCGGAATTTATGTTGTGTACGAAGCACGTAGTAAATTTGCTGACGGACAATTTAAACAACATTTAAAAATGATGAAACTGCCAGACCAACCAGGCGACACCGGATCAAAACCAGCCGCTGTAGTCGAGTCTCCGTACACACCTGAAGAGGGTAAAGACTGGTACGCTTAATAATATATTATGTCTAATCAACAATCAAGAAAACCATTTAAACCCAAAGGCCCTGGCCCGTATGTTGCTAGAGTAGTAGGCCACCTTGACTCAGATTTCATGGGAACATTAGAAGTGTCTATTATTAAAGGCTATGCAGATGATCCTGAGGATGTTTATAAACAAACAGTTCCAGCGCACTATCTAAGTCCTTTTTACGGAGTGACAAATCTAGATTTTTCAAACGGCGCCAACAAAACTGATTATGATGCCACGCAGAAAAGTTATGGCATGTGGATGGTGCCGCCTGACATCGGCACAAGAGTATTGATTATATTTGTTGGGGGAAACTACAACGATTGTTATTGGATAGGTTGTGTTCCAGACAAATTTATGAACTACATGATTCCTGGGATTGCATCTCAGGATCTTCCCGCAAGTACTCCTGGCATTTCACAATTTGGTTCATACACGTTACCTGTCGCTGAGTACAATAAAAAGGCCTATACTGATCTAGCCGACAACGATCCTCCTAGACCTATTCATACCTATTTTGCCAACACACTATTACAGCAAGGCTTGTTAAAAGATACCATAAGAGGTACTACAACCAGTAGTGCTAGACGTGAAGCACCTAGCATGGTATTTGGAATCAGCACACCTGGTCCAGTAGATAAGGCTTCTCCTTCTGGGCTGTTAAAATACGGACAGTTTTCAGCCTCTGTACCGTCCAGCAGATTAGGCGGAAGCACTTTTGTCATGGATGACGGAGACTTAGATGGCGAAAACGAGCTAGTTAGAATCCGCACAAGAACAGGACATCAGATCCTGATGCACAACACAGCTGATCTAATCTACATCATTAACAGTCAAGGTACTGCTTGGATAGAATTAACCAGCAACGGTAAAATAGATATCTATGCCAATGACAGTGTTAGCATACATTCAGAACAAGATTTTAACTTCAGAGCAGACAGAAACGTTAATATTGAAGCTGGTCAGAATGTTAATATTTCTGCTAATCAAATTAATGCAGAAGCCAAGCTGGGAGATTTTAATCTTTCTGTAGGCGGCACTACAAAAATTAGTTCGCAGGGACAGTTATATATTAATTCTTTAGGAAACATTGATGTGTTTTCTAATGCAGAATTAAAAGTATTAGGCGCTAAAGGATTAGACCTATACGGCATGCCTGTAAAAATTACAGGTAGCGAGATTAGTAACAAGGCATCTAAAATAAAAAATACTGCCGGCAATATCTATAATAATTCTCCGGCTAATCAGGCAGATACATCTACCCCTGCAGAATATCTAAGGCCTGATGCACTTCCTGTGTTTGGAGTCCCTACTTCGGGCGGAGGAGGCAGTATTAATTCTATATTACAGCGTGTTCCAACAGCAGAACCTTGGCCTCAGCATGAAAGTACTGACCCTAACAAATATTCTCCAATTAATACAGATAATACTCCCCCGGCAGCAGGAACCGAAACAATACCAGGATCTGAACCAGCTAACACACAGACAACAGGCGAAGTGGATCCTGCTGGAGCTATTATATTCAGCACGGGCTCTGGAGATGCCGCCCACTTTGCTAAAACAACACCTGAATTCCAGCAGGCGTTTAAGGCTCTAGCGGTTGATTATAAAGGAATATATGGCAAACCTGTTAAAGTTGCTAGTAGTTTTAGAAGCTATACAGAGCAATTAGAATTATATAATTTGTGGTATGACAATGGAGGCAAGAACGGGCAGACTACTGTTAATGTTCCTGGCAGAGGTCGAATAACAACACCAGTTAAACCAGATAAAAACAATCCTAATACACACGGTCGAGGCATTGCGGCAGACATTGATCAAACGCAGGCCGCAACTATGTACCAAAAAGGGCTATTGAAGAAATACGGATTTAGTTGGGGCGGCCTATTCAGCAGACCAGACCCTGTGCATATTTTCCTTAGCTCTCCAAACGCCACATCTACTGAGTAAATACTACTATGCCATACGTTAGTCAAACCCTTAATCCTGTCAAATATTCTGACAGACATACTGCAAAACAGAGTCAGTTTTATAAAGGATTCAGCACGGTTAATCCTAACGCCACTGATGTTAAATTATATGACTATGATCTAATCAAACAAGACATACTGAATCAATTCCAGGTTAGAAAAAATGAAAGAGTCATGGATCCTAAGTTTGGTACAATCATATGGGATCTGTTGTTTGATCCATTAACGGATCAAACTAAGCGTCAAATTGCAGACGATGTTACCAGGATAGTAACTAGTGATCCACGAGCATCCGCATTAGAAATAAACGTAGTAGAACAAGAATACGGACTATTATTAGAGATAACTCTGCAATATATAGGATCAGATCAGACCCAGGTCCTTAAGTTAAATTTTGACAAAGAAATTGGTCTTTCAGTTGTTTAATATAATCTGCGTAGTTTATAAATCCAATAAATACGCTATCTACATGATTGAATAGCTATGATACCATCAACTACAAACAAATTATTAGTCGCTGAAGACTGGACCAAGATCTACGAAAGTTATAGAAACGCGGATTTCGAAAGCTATGACTTTGAAACTTTACGCAGAACTATGATCACGTATCTGCGTGAGAACTATCCAGAAGACTTTAACGATTATATTGACTCTAGCGAGTACATTGCATTAATTGATCTTATTGCTTACCTAGGTCAAAATATAAGTTTCCGTATTGATTTAAATGCTAGAGAAAACTTTTTAGAAACTGCCCAACGCAGAGACAGCGTGTTAAGACTAGCACGTCTTATTAGCTATAACGCTAAACGTAATATTCCAGCTAACGGATTTCTTAAAATTTTAGCAGTTTCAACAAACGACAACGTAACAGACGTTAATGGTAATAATCTAGCTGGTGCAGTTATTAACTGGAACGATCCTACTAACACCAATTGGTACCAACAATTTATATCTGTTATAAACAGCGCCATGCCTGGCTCTTTTGTATTTGGTCGTCCGTACGACCTTTCAACTATTGATGCTATTGAACATCATCAATATAGAATTAACAGTTCAAATACAAACATTCCAGTTTACAGTTTTAATGCCAACATCAGTGGGACACAGATGAACTTTGAAGTTGTTTCGAGTTCGTTTGCCAACAAAACATATGTATATGAAGAAGCTCCTAAACCTGCAACTCAGTTTAGCTTTATATATAAAAACGACAATCAAGGAAATGCCTCAGCCAACACTGGATTTTTTGTGCATTTTAGAGAAGGTGCGTTAAGCGTACAAAACTTCAATGTAGTTACTCCGGTACCAAACGCTATTGTTTCTGTTAACGCACCTGATGTAAACAATTCAGATACATGGTTATGGCAATTAGATGTGTCTGGAAATTACAGTAAATTATGGACCAAGGTCAATGACTTTGTAGGTAATAATGTTATCTACAATAGTGTGAATAACAGTGAAAGAAACATCTACGGAATTTCTACTAGAGAAAACGATCAGATAGATATTAATTTTTCTGATGGAAGTTTTGGAAATCTTCCCAAAGGACAATTTGCATTTTTCTATAGACAAAGCAACGGTCTAAATTATGTTATTAAACCTCAACAGTTAAACAACATTAGATTGTCAATACCTTATGTTAATAAAAATGGTCAAAGTTCTGTTTTAACAATTATCTGTAGTTTACAGACTACTGTAAGCAACAGCTCTGCATCAGAAACAACTGAGCAGATTAAACTTAAAGCTCCACAAAATTATTATCTACAAAATAGAATGATCACTGCTGAGGATTATAATATTGCTCCTCTGACAGCAGGCAACGATATTTTAAAAATTAAAAGCATCAACAGAATTTCCAGCGGAGTCAGCAAATATTTTGAACTTTCTGATGTCAGCGGAAAATACAGCAGTACAAATATTTTTGCCAACGACGGTATCTTATATCGCAGTCCACTAGAAAATAGTTTTAATTTTAACTTTTTTAACGAAAGCGACATTATAGGAATTATTGACAATCAACTGTCAGAAATCGTAACCAGTGCTGAGATGCGTAGTTTATATCTAGATCAATATCCTAGAATCAATGCCAGCGGTACAGAACTTACATGGACTCAAGCACAAAAAAACACTAATCAGACTAACGGATATTTTAAAAATTTAACCAATCCTGTGCCTGTAGGCGAATACACAGATAATGATCTCAAGTATGTAGTACCTGGATCTCTTATTAAATTTATTCCACCAGCTGGATATTATTTCTTACCTAATAGAACTTTAACTAGTGTTAAAGATTCCACCACTAGAAATTATATATGGTCTAAAGTGGTAGGAGTTATCGGTGACGGATTTAATAACGGGTTAGCTTTACTGTCAACTGGGGCCGGTCCTATTACATTGACTGGAACTGTGCCAGACGGTGCAGTGGTATCTCAAATTATACCTGCATATGCATCAATATTGTCAACTGCAATTAAATCTGAAATTGTTAAAATTTGTACTTCAAAACAAAATTTTGGGTTAAGTTTTGATTCAATAACCAGAGCTTGGTATATTGTTTCTACCAATAACGTAAATTTTATTAATGCGTTTAGTTTGGTATTCCAAAAAGATGTTTCAAACACTAACAAAGACAGCAGTTGGTTCGTGTCTTTTGAATGGACAGGCATGGACTATCGTGTGCGTTATAGAACATTGGATTATCTATTCGAAAGTGTTGCCGAGACAGCATTTTATGTAGATAGCGATAAGAAAAGTTATGATTTTGTTAATAATACTGTTATTAAAGATCAGATTAAAGTGCTGTCTATTAATAACAGCATTTCAACACCAACGTCTGCAGAAATCGAAGTATATTCATCAAACGACAACGGATCAATTACAGGATTTTCAATTGTTAATTCCGGAACTGGTTATTTGTCAACTCCGACAATTTTAGTCGACGGGCTTACTGGCGGACAATTTTACCCTATTATAACAAATGGTTCTATTACTGGAGTATTAACTATTGACGGTGGCACCGGATATACTACTGGTACTGTAACAGTAAGTGCTCCTGATGCTCCAAGAGATATTAGTTTATTAGGAGTCGACTATCGTTGGCAAATAAACAGTGCAACTGTTGAGCCCGACGGATTTATTAATCCTAGTAAAGTTAAGATCAGTTTCTTTGATGCAGATGAAAACGGACAAATTGACGATCCTGATGCATTTAATAATATTGTTCAACCTGACTCTGTCAGTTTACAAACTGCGTATAATGACAAATTTGTATTTTTTAAATATCTGAGCGATGGTCAAAGATATCAGGTTGCTACAGATGTTATTTTATCTTACCCAACAGAGCAGCCGGTAACAGATCCTGTCAACGGTCAGCTATATTATTTCTATGCACCGGACATTAATGTTATTAAACGATGGTCTGCAGATGCACAAGAGTATGTGTTAGAACCTGACTATTTTGCATACTACGGTAGATCTAATTTAAAATTCCATTATCTACACAACAGCGGTGAGGAACGTAGAATTGATCCTAGTAAAACTAATTTAATTGACGTATATCTATTAACAAGAAGTTACGATACTGAATATCGTAATTGGCTAACAACCAGGATTGGGTCAGAACCTACTCCGCCGACAAGCAGTAGTCTTGAAGAAAATTTTGCATCTAGTCTTGAACAGATCAAATCAATTAGTGATGAATTAATATTTCAACCAACTCGCTATAAAGTATTATTTGGAAATCTAGCTGATCTACCGTTGCAAGGCACATTCAAAGCAGTAAGAAGCGGATCAAGTACAGCCAGTAACAATGATTTAAAAACTAGAATCATTGCTGCCGTTGAAGAATTCTTTAGTATTGACAATTGGGATTTTGGAGATACATTTTATTTTAGCGAACTATCTACATATGTTATGAATAAATTAACTCCAGACATTACTAATTTTATTGTGGTTCCTAACTCAATAGGCACGTTTGGAAGTCTCTACGAAGTTACTTGCCAGAGCAATGAAATTTTTGTCAGCGGAGCAACAGTCAGCGACATTGAAATCATTGATGCAATAACAGCATCACAACTAAAAACCTCAGGGTCAATTGTAACTAATACGAACGGACAATAAGAATGGCACGTAAATCTATAAATTTTCTACCGGTTTATTATAGAACAGATAAAAATTCAAAATTTTTATCTAGCACCTTAGACCAATTTATATCTCCACCTCAGCTGGAAAGATTAAACGGATTCATCGGTAGTAAACTAAGTCCAAATTATAATCCTGAAAAAGATCAATATATTTCAGACCCATTGCCCTTAAGAAGAAAATATCAATTAGAACCTGGACTAATTATTCGTAAAAAAGACGGAACAGTTGATCGTGCTTATGGATATGATGATTTAATTAATCAGGTTGCATACCATGGCGGAAATGTTGACAACCTAGACAAATTGTTTAGACCTGACACCTACAGCTATGATCCGCAAATAGACTGGGACAAATTAATTAACTATAGAAATTACTATTGGTTACCAACAGGCCCAGAACCAATTAGAATTACGGGAACACAACGAGAATTAGTTAGCACATTTACAGTAACATTAAATTCAGATGGTCGTTTCTTTGTTTTTAGTCCAGACGGAATCACAGAAAGTCCTCAAATAACTCTGTATCGAGGCGTGACATACGTTTTCAATGTAGTTACCGATCATAAGTTTTATATTAGAAATAATCCTGACTACAGTATAACTGATTTATATACCACTGACGTAGTAGGCAACGGGTCGGCTGAAGGACAGGTAATAATAACTGTCACAGACACAACCCCTACAGTATTGTTTTACGGTGCAGACAGTGATCAAATTGGCATTGGCAAAATTGTAATTAAAAGTATTACTGAAAATAGTTTTATAGATGTAGACAACGAAATTGCCGGCAAGGCGCAATTTAAATCTGGCAACGGTGTAGAATTTGTTAACGGTCTTAAAGTAACGTTTGGCGGCACAGTAATGCCGGACACCTATGCCAATAAAACTTATATTGTTGAAGGTGTGGGTAAATCAATCAAACTAGTAGATTATGATTTATTGGTTACACCCGAAACTTCGGCGGAGCTTTACAATTCTAATTTTGATGCTGAAAATTTTGACGAATTTCCGTTCGACAATTTTAAAAACATTCCAATAGATCCTTCGTATGTGACAATTAATCGAGCCAGTCTTGATTTAAATCCTTGGTCTCGATACAATCGGTGGTTTCATGCAAATGTACTAACTGCGGTAGCAGAAGCTAACGGCGAATCGGTAATATTGCCTACTGACAAACAGGCACAACGTCCTATCGTTGAATTCATCCCTAACCTACAATTATTTAATTTTGGAAATCGTGCAGTAGCTAACATTACTCTAATGGATACTTCCGTTAAAGATGCGTTTTCAAATGTTGAAGGTTCTGCAAGTTATTGGGTCGACGGAGTACTGTTAGATCAAGGACATAGAGTAGTTTTTAATGCCGATACTGATCCGTTAGTTCGAGGACGTATCTATGAAGTTAACTTTGTAACAATTGAAAATAGAAGAAAAATTAGCCTTGTGCCAACGGAAGATTCTATCCCGTTTACAGGCGCCTGTGTTGCGGTAGATCAAGGAACTAATAATTTTGGAGATTGGTGGTACAATACAGACAGTTGGATTTATTCACAACAAAAAACTACAATTAATCAAGCACCACTTTTTGATGTTTTTGACAACCTTGGCAATAGTTACGGCGGCGATTCCTATACTAGTAATTTTGAAGGTACTCGCGTGTTTGGATATGGAGTAGGCACAGGAGCGAACGATCCAATTTTAGGTTTTCCCCTACAATATAAAAATACCTATCTTGAAAGTTCTTTTCTATTTTTAAATTATTTTAATACTGACCAGGTTATTAGAGTTTTTCCAGATATAGCAGAAACCTTTCCAGTTAGCCGCGGATATCTAAAGCTCAACGAAAATACAACAACCTATTTAAATGTATGGACAAAATCTAACGAATACAAAATTCCTGTTATTCAGTTTCAGGTAACCGAAACAGTAACTGATCAAATTGAAATTACTGTATTTGACAATCCTGGATACATAACTGATTTTGTTATTGATGTATATGTTGACAATTCTAAATATAAGTTAGATCAAGACTATACTCTGGTAGCAGAAAATAATTTATTGTTTGTTAAATTTACAACTGACGTTGCCGTAGGATCAAAAGTTAAATTTGAAATTTTATCCGATACAGCCGCTAATGTCGACGGCACGTATCTAACTCCTATAAATCTTACCAACAACCCATTAAATGGTCCAGTTGCAGAATTAACACTGAGCGAATTGTACGACCATGTTCACACCATGGTCAATCGCGATCCTGAGTTCAGCGGATCTTATATTGGTGTGAGTAATCTAAGTCAATTGCCTAACACAACTGCATACGGAACTAGGATTATTAGTAGTGCTAATCCGTTGTCAATGGCTCAATATTTTATAAGCAATAAAGACAACAATCTTATCGAAGCCATACAACAGGCTAACGATGATTATAATCAATTTAAATTAAATTTAATTAGAACCATTTCTCAATTAGAAAATAATGCGTCTGCTCCTGAATTATTAGACACAGCGATTTCAGTATTGAATAGTAGTAAAAATACTTCTTTTGCCTACCTATTAAGTGACATGGTTCCATATGGAACAAATAAAAAGACTAGACAATATACTGTAACAGACAGTCGAAATACTGATTATTCAATTACTAATATTTTTAATCCTGATGCAGTTTCAAATCAAGCGGTATTGGTATACCTAAACGGCGAACAATTAATTCTTGGTAAAGATTATAGTTTTAATCAATATGAAACCAGTGTCGGATTATTAGTTAATGTTATCCCTGGCGATCAAATCACTATCTACGAATACTTAGATACTGACGGGTGTTATATAGCACCAACTCCTACTAAATTAGGATTGTATCCAAAATATCAACCATCTATATATTTAGATACCTCTTATGCTAACGGACCTGTCAATGTAATACAAGGCCACGATGGCAGTTTATTAGTGGCATTCAATGACTATCGCGATGCAGTTATCTTAGAATACGAAAAAAGAATTTATAACAATATTAAAACTACCTACGACAGCGATTTATTTGACATCAATAGTTTGTTGCCGGGGGTGTTTAGGAATGAACTATATTCATACAGAGAGACTTATAATTTAGTTACAGATTTATTTGTACAGTGGGCTGGCAAATATGGAGTTGATGTTGAAACAAATTTAACATACGATATAGACAATCATAAAACATACAATTATAAATCTGCCGTCGACTATGTGTTCAACAAGCCACTACCTGGAAGTTGGCGAGCAATTTACAAGTATTACTTCGATACCGATCGCCCAAATACACATCCTTGGGAAATGTTAGGTATTAGTATTAAACCTGATTGGTGGGACAGCTATTACGGACCAGCCCCATATACAGCAGGTAATGCAAAATTATGGACTGATCTAGAAGCTGGGCTTATCGCTCAAGGACCAAATGCAGGCATCAATCCGTTGTATGCTCGCCCAGGGCTAGGTCAAATTATTCCAGTTGATGACAGTGGAAATGTAATCGATGTTAGATCTTGGGCAGGCATTGCCGCCAACGATTCTATACTTGACACTGATCAAGAATGGGCATTCAGTGATTGGGGTCCCGCAGAAAACGCATGGCGCAAAAGTAGCAATTGGCCGTTCGCTATACAAATAATAATGGCATTGCTTAAACCAGCTGACTATGCCGCAAAATTATTTGACACCAGCAGAATGACATTGAATAATGCCGGACAATACACCTATAATGTAACTAATGGTTTTATTAACCCAACTGATCTAGTGCTATTCGGTGATGTCGATTCTAACGGAAATACTATTCGAGCTTCTGGATATGGAGTATATGTAATTGAAGCAGGAAAGAAAAAAGCTAACTCATATACTAGTCAATTAAAAAATCAACTAACGTACGGTAATTTTAATTTATTTTCTAAACTAGGCGGGTTCGTTAACAAAGATAAATTAGAAATTGTTATTGATGCGGTACAATTAGACACTAAGAGCACAATACCTTATCTACCAGATGAAGATTACACAGTACATTTTAATGTCAGTAATCCTGTTGAGACAATTGCGATATCAGGAATTATAGTTATAAAACTAAATGGGAAATTTGTTGTTAGAGGCTATGACAAGAAAAATCTTTATTTTAAAACCTACAAACCTATTCATTTAGTATCTGATCCGTCTATTGTTATTGGCGGAAAATCTGAAGAATTTTTAACCTGGCAAACAGGTCAGATCTATATTGCTGGACAAATTGTGTCTTATCAAAACGCCTACTATAGAGTTATCGCAAATCATAGTGCCGGCGCAACCTTTAATCCAGTATATTATAAATCTATTTCTGTATTGCCAACTGTTGGAGGAACCAGCGTCCAGCAGGCACTCCGTTATGAAACACAAGAAACAGTTGTTTCATACGGAACAAAATTTTCAACAGTCCAGGAAGTTACAGATTTTATATACGGTTACGGAAAGTGGTTAGAGGAACAAGGATTTATATTTGATGATTATAATTCTGATTTCCAACAGACAATCAATTGGTCTTTTACTGTAAGAGAGTTTGTGTATTGGACCACGCAAAATTGGGCCGATAATAGTGTAATTACATTAAGCCCATTTGCTAATAAATTAAAATTTAAGTTTCAAGAAGGTGTAGTTGACAACATATTTGACAGTTTCTATGAGTACAGTCTATTACGTGCAGACGGATTTGCTTTCCCTAGCAATAATTTTAGTTCTTTACGTGATGGAAATTTACTGACTATTAATACTAAAAATACCTACGAAGGTATTTTCTTTGCTCGATTAAATGTAGTACAGAAAGAACACTCGTTAATTTTTAATAATACAACTATTTTTAATGATGTGTTATACCAAATTGATTCTGGATACAGACAGTATAGAGTTAAATTACTTGGATTTAAAACCGCAGGCTGGGAAGGAGATTTCTTCAGTCCTGGATTTGTTTATGACAATGCTAGTATTCAGGCATGGACTCCCTATGTTGATTATCTTCCTGCTGATGTTGTTGAATATGTAGGAAAGTATTATTCTGCCAAATTAAAAATTACAGGATCGCAGTCTTTTGATTTTACACAATGGATTCCATTAAACAAAGCACCTACTCCGCAGTTGTTGCCTAACTTTGATTACAAGATTAATCAATTTGAAGATTTTTATAGTCTAGATATTGACAATTTTGATGCCGGCCAACAGAAAATGGCTCAGCATCTAACCGGGTATAGTCCTAGAAATTATCTTGACAATATTTTTGACAACCCTATTAGTCAATATAAATTTTATCAAGGTTACATCAGAGAAAAAGGAACTAAAAATTCTTTAACAAAATTAGAAAAAGCATCAACTGCTAATCTTCAAGGTAAATTAGAACTCTACGAAGAATGGGCATTTAGAACAGGCTATTTTGGATCTTTTTCAAGTTTTAACGAGATTGAGTTTCCTCTTAGAGAGCAAGATTTTGTTGAAAATAGCCAACTAATTAATTTTGTTTCTGCAGTACCACAGGCAGAAAATAAATTAATATCTTATATAACTCCTCAAGATGCTGTTATACTGCCTAAAGATTATGTGCCAGGTAACACGTTTGTTACAAGTTCTGGAACATTTAAAAATAACAATCTAATACTTCCTCATGCTGGATATGTAAGATTAGATGATGTTGCCCAGTCGGCATTAAATCTTGGCGCTATTACCACATCAACTAATACTATAACTTATCAAGAAGGAGATAAGGTATGGGTGGCATTTAATGCAAGCGGAGATTGGGATGTACTAAGACATACTCGTCAGTCTAATCAAATTGTGAATGCTACATTGGTATCTGTTGGTAGAGTTAAAATTAAAACTGCCAATAATCACAGTTTTAAAATTGACGATTTAATTCAAATTACTAATTTTGATGCCGGCCTAAATGGTTCGTATTTTTTAGATGAAATTAATTCATTAACAGAATTTACATTACCAACACAGGTGCAAAATATTCCAGTAAAACTACCGCCTGGAGTAATAACAAAATTTGAAAGTGTAAGATTTAAATCTGTTGACGATATTTCTAAACTAAAATACATTGCAGATATTCATCCTAATGAATTGATGTGGGTAGACGATATTGGTGACGGCCGGTGGGGCGTGTTAGAAAAAATTAAAAATTATTCTCAAACTGAATCTGTTGCCCCAACTAACTACCCTGGACAAGATTTCGGATATAAAATTGCTAAACAATCTAATAGTTCTACGGTGGTAGTGTCTGCTCCTAATAAAACTGATGCAGTTGGAGGTCACGGTCGACTATATGTTTATAAACTAAATGGAACCACATTAAGACCAGTTATTAATTATGGATTTAATGAAATTGACAGAAAATATCGTCCTCAAAACGATAACACACCTTTTGGAGATGCGCTATTTTATGACGAAACAGATGAATTAATATTTGCGTCTGCATCTAAAGCCAGTTTTATTAGAATTAATAATTCTCCTTCATACTCTCGTCCTATTAATCTATCTCAGCCTTACTATAATACTACCACGTTTGTTAGCCTAGGTGCTGTTAAGATATCTGGATATTTTGATTCAAGTTTTTCAGAAACAATACCTTACGCTGTGATTACAGATCCTGTGCCTCAGAATAGATCATATTTTGGTACCAGTATTTTTGTTCAACGATCAACTGGAACTAAGATACTATTAGTAGGAGCGCCCGGGCATACATCAACTGCGCTAACAACCGCAACAGGTTTAGTCTATAGGTTTAATGTTTCAATAGAAGAATCAACTGCGGTCACATATACATCTACTGCATCTATTACTACCGGTACTGTGTTAATAGGTAGTGGGGCTACTTTTGATGTCACTGCCGCCGCCGGAAAGTATACTACAGAATTTAATGGTGTTGGCACTACTGGTACAGGTTATGTGGTAGGAAATGTACTTAAAATAACCGGAGATCTATTAGGTGGAATAAGTCCATTTAATGATCTTAAGATTAAAATCAGTGAAGTTAATGCCCTGGGGTCAATCGTTTCTTATGTTACAACCGGCACTGGTGCATTTAGAACAGTGTCAATTACAACTGGTAGCCAAACAAAATTAACGCTACCTACTGTTATTACAGACAATGTACACTACCAAACAAGCACTAGTCAATTTGGCGCAAAAATTGTTGGAACTCAAGACGGGACAACAGTTGCAGTATCTTCACCGGGTGTCGATCACTCCAAAGGAGCAGTCCACATCTATGTGTTAGATAACGATGAATATCAGTTAACTCAGACTATATCTTCAGAACTTGCAGAATTCGATAATAAAATTGGCTACGGTTCTGAACTAGGATCTGAAATTGCAATGAGTGAAGATGGGACATACTTGTTTGTGTCATCAATTAAATCTCGATATGATGCTATTGGGCCAGGCAGGGTGTGGATTTATAAAATAAATTCTACAACTGGGCTGTATGAAATACTACAAGAGATAGCAAATCCTACACAAGAACCAAAATTAAATTTTGGACATGCAATTAGCATCAGTACTGACAACACATTATTATCTATAACCAGTCAAGGCGATAACTTTGCAAATCGAAGTACCTTCGATCGAGAAACAACTACATTTGACGGAGATGCCTGCCGATTTGGAGATATTATTACCGGATCAGGTACTGCATATGTTTATAATAGATATAATGAACTATTCTTACTTGCGGAAGAATTATTTGACAATACAGTTGACGAATACAGTTCATATGGAGATAGCGTAGTTGTTTCTAATGATGTGGTATTAGTTGGCAGTATTAATAGCATAGTAAACGGTAATCAAAACGGATCTTTATACATATGGAATCCAATAGACACAACTAAAAACAGTTGGAATTTATATAGAGAACAGCAACCATTAATTGACATCGGTCTAATTAAAAATGCGTCAACTATTGATGCACTACACGAAAGTGTACTTGATTACTTAGATATTTTAGATCCTTTAAAAGGACGTATTCCGGGTCTAGCAGATCAAGAATTAAAATATAAAACAGCGTTTGACCCAGCTATATATGAAGAGGGTAACGACACTGTAGTAGTCAATGCTGATCGTTTTTGGACAGACGACCATGTTGGTGAATTGTGGTGGGACTTAACTTCTGTAAAATATGTATGGTACGAACAAGGCGAGCTCGATTATAGAAAATCAAATTGGGGATCGTTATTCCCAGGTGTTGAAATAGCGGTATACGAATGGGTAGAGTCGTCATATAATCCTAGCCAGTGGACATTATTAGCAGATACTAATGACGGGTTGACCAAAGGAATTAGTGGCGGTCCAAAATTCCCAGATAATACAGTTTATAGTACCAAGCAAAAATACGATAACAACACAGGTGAATTCTCTACCTTGTATTATTTCTGGGTAAAAAATAAAACGATTGTACCGTTGTCAACCACAAGAAAAATATCTGCGGCCAATGTGGCAAATTTATTAACTAGTCCAAAATCTTACGGTTTGGAATATTTAGAAATCTTATCGTCTGATGCCGTAGCATTGACTAATTTCCAAACTAATTTAATTGGAGATCGGGTCTATCTTAACATAGCATTTGACAATTTAGGAAACAACATTAAAAAACACACCGAGTGGGCGCTGGTACAAGAAAATAATGAAAACAGCGTTATCCCTAAAATGCTAGAAGCAAAATTGTTTGACAGCCTATTAGGAAAGGACAGCGTCGGTAATCTAGTGCCAGATCCTTCATTGCCGTCAAGACTAAAATATGGTATTGAAATTCGTCCTAAACAAGGAATGTTTGTTGACAGAAGAGCGGCTCTTCATAATTTAGTAGATTATACTAACGGCGTTTTGTCAACTATAAGAACACGAGGATTTTTTAATTTTAAAAATCTAAATGCCAAGAAAGAAATTCCAAATGCATTATTGGGCGAATACGATCTAGTAGTAGAAACAGTAGAAGCTCGCGGACTATTAATTACAGCAACACTAAAACAGGCGCAATTAAGCTGTCAGGTAACCAACGGAAGGATCACTTCGGTATCTATTGATGATCCTGGATACGGATATAAAATTGCTCCAACTGTTTTAGTAATGGGAGTGTCCGCTAATAACGCAGTAATTAAAACTGTAATTGATTCAGTTACTGGGTCAATTGTAGATACTATAATTGACAATCCTGGATACGGTTTTGTTACAGCGCCATCACTACTGGTCAGACCATTTACTGTGGTTGTTCAAATTGATCCAGAATTCTCCAGCAAGTGGAGTAAATTTGAATGGAACGGATCTACCTGGGTACGAACATATACACAAGAATTTGATACATCAATGTATTGGAAATATGTTGATTGGGTTGACACCAGTTTTAACAAATTTAAAACACTATCTGCCACTGTAGAAGAAACATACGAATTGCCTAAATTAGATTTAGTATCGGGCGACTATGTTAAACTTAATAATCCAGGAGATGGATATTATCTAATCTTAAGAAAAACAGATACAGGAATTAATGGAACATTTAATCCAGACTTTGATGTAGTGTATAGTGAAAAAGGTACAATCCAGATACTTGACACTATATGGGATTCTGCCAAGGCACAACTGGGATTTGATCAAGAAACAACGTATGATCAAACGCTGTATGATCAAACTCCGGACGTTGAATTAAAGAATATTATTACCGCAATTAAAAATGACCTATTTGTAGGAAGTTATAGAATCTATTGGAATAAGTTTTTCTTCAAAGCAGTAAAATATGCACTGACTGAGCAGAAATTATTAGATTGGGCATTTAAAACTACATTCATCAATGTTAATAATGCCGCCGGCGTATTAGATCAACGTTCTACCTACAGATTCCAGGATCCAACTTGGTATGAAAATTATCTAGAGGAAATCAAACCATTCCATACTAAGATAAGAAATTACCAGGTAAATTACCAAATAGGTAAATCTAATGATGCACCGTATGAACTTAATAATACATATCTAACAGATTTTGATTTACCGCCGGCATACGATACTACGATCGATTCTTTCATTACTATAGGTACTGGTAACGAATTAATTAATCAATATCCGTATAAAGCATGGAATGACAATTATGGATATGAAGTAGACAGCATTGAAATTATTTCAAATGGTGCAGGATACCGAACAACTCCTGTGGTTAACATTATTCCTGCCGCCGGCGACACTGGCAGTGGTGCAGAAGCAGTAGCGTACATTGCCTACGGAAAAGTAAGAGAAATAGTATTAACAAAACCTGGTAGCGGATATACTAAAACGCCAACAGCAATAATTGTTGGCGGAGGCGATTCTAATCTAACTCCAGCTACTGCCTATGTTAGATTAGCAAACCATAAAGTTAGATCTAATGTTGTTAAGATGAAATTTGATCGAGTCACATCTAATACTTCAACATTTGAAATACTTGATAAAACAGCTACTGACACATTTGTTGCTTCTGGATCTGATTTTATGTTTACCTTAACATGGTATGCATCTGCACTAGCATCTACTACTGAAATTACGATAGATGGTATAACTTTGCTATCCAGTGATTATGCTATTACTGAGTATTCCACATTGTATAACGGATACCATAAAAAATACAGCGAATTAGTGTTGTCGACAGTTCCTTCTAGAGGACAGACAATCCAAATATCTTATAACAAAAATATTGGGTTATACTCAGCGGCGGAACGTATTAGAGATTATTATCTACCTACTACCGGAATGCCAGGAAATGAGCTAGGCCAGCTAATGGAAGGCTTTGACTATCCTGGAGTTAATATAGACACATTACCCTTTGCCTATAGTTCTGCATGGGATGTTTTACCATATGAACAAAGTTCGTATGCTAACGATATTGATTTCTTTACCACAATAGATATTTTGTCAACTGCGCCTGCAGGAACAGACACTGTAGTGTTATCTACTATTGATGGAGTAAAACTCGGGCAGTATGTTAACATCCTTAACACCAGTTCAATATCTAATGTGTTCTCTACAACTGCTAGTACTTTTGTAACAGCAATCAATACTATTACCAACGCAATAAAATTTAATTCTACACTAAGTCAAACTGTGTCTGGAACCGTTGGTAGTGTAGTCGAATTGTGGAGTTTTAACGATGTGTCAAGCAATCTTGACACAGTTATCGACGGCGGCGATTTGGCCTATACCACAGCCTTAGGACTACGTCCGAGCGATATTATTATTGACGGCGATGGGTTCTTAACACCGTATACTAGCCATGCTCCTGAAGAGGTAGTACCTGGAGAGGTTCAAGAAAGTTTAAGTATTAGTGTGTTCACTAGAGAGCCAGGCGGCAGTCCTTTAATTGTAACGCAAACAACTATAATTGATTCAACATCAAGTTCTTACACTATTGATTTAAAACAACAACCTACAAGTACTTCTTCAGTGCTAGTATCTTACAATGGAAAATATCTAACCTACGATATAGATTACAGTCTTAACGTAATTGAAAAGACAGTGACTATTAATACACAAAGTTCAATCGGTATTGTAGGAATAACAGTAGTCGGTGTCGGTGGAAGCGAAATACTTGGATCAAGTATAACGACATCCACTGGAGTAACCAAACAGATTGTTAATACATGGATTTCTTATAACAATGTTGGTAGCATATATGTTACTGTCAACGGAGAGACATTGTCGGAATCAACAGCAACTACTCTTAGATATTCATTAGCTCCGGTTAGTAAAAAGAATAATTTGGCACAACTAACTGTATATGGATTAAATCCAAATACTACAAATTTAATTCAGGCATGGTTCTTCCAAGCTGAATTTAAGGGATACAGTGAAATTAAAGAGCAGATAATAAAAATGCCAGGGCAACAAGTAAATGTTACCTTTGATGTTAACAATGCTACTCCGCCGGTTGGCTCTGGCTGGGTGCTAGAGGAAAACGAATCTACAAGACAAATACAGGCTGGTTGGACAATGAAAGATTCTACCGGAGCAGAATATACAGTCACTTATGCATCTCATAATAATCTATTTAATGGATGGGGAGTTGGATTTAATCAAGCAATAACTATATATTGGCCTCTTGTTTTTAGATCGCCAGATATTGTATCTACTTCTACATTTACCTTAATACAGCCTCCGGGGAATTTAGGACCATTCCATGCGCAGGCTATTGTTGAATTAAATGGAAAACGATTGACTCCTCCAGCAACTACATATTATGCAGTAACGGATAGTCAACTAATTTACGATATTCGACCAAATGAAAGTAATCCAGGTGGCATATTCGGAATGTCGACTCTTGAAGTATATGTAAACGGACAAAAAATAAGGCCGTATACTGATTTTATTTTAGACCAAGCAAATAATCAAATAATATTTAATGCCGGATTCCTTACTATTGGCGATGTAATTGCTATTACTGTGATCTTAGGAGCAGAATATTTAATTTATGATAACGAAGTTAGATTATTAACTTCAGTAGAAAGTGGCGACATAATTAAAATTATTACATTTACTAATCACGATGCCTCTAACATTAGAACAGAAGTGTTCAGAGCATCATCCAGCAATAAGTATCGGATGGAACGTGCTGTAGTCGATGATAGTTATGTATGGGTTTCTATCGGCGGCAAGCCTTTAACAAACAGTTACGATTTTAGAATATCTGAAGATCATCGCACTGTTGAGATTAATAGAGCATACGAATATAGTCTTTCAGACAAAGTTGTAATTACTAGTTTTAGTGATACATTTATAGGAAAGCAAGTTGGATTTAGAATATTTAAAGACATCTTTGGAAGAACATCGTATCTTCGTTATAGCGGAGCAAACACTACATACCTAGCTCAGGATTTAGCAATCACTGACGCTGAAATTCATGTAGTCAACGGCGACATCCTGCAAATTCCGTTACCCGGACAAAATATTCCTGGAGTTGTTTGGATTCAGGGAGAGCGCATTGAATACTTTACTAAAACTAAGAATACACTTGGACAACTAAGAAGAACAACATTAGGTACTGGCGCAAAAGAACTATATCTTTCTGGAACTACAGTTGTTGATCAAGGTAAAAATCAAGCAATTCCGTATACTGAAAATGTTATTTCTGACACATTCATTACTGCAAATACCACTTCTTATCTATTAGTTAATGTTGATCCTGTTCAGTCAACCGCTACAAATTCTATTGAAGTATTTTATGCAGGAAGAAAATTGAACAAATTTACAAGCATTACACATAATTCAGCCCTAGCATACGATTCTGGTGAGAATAATAGCGATACATATTATGATCCAGAGTTTACTATTAACACGTTAACTAATACTTTAATACTTCGTGACTTGCCCGAGTTAGATAAAAAATTATTAGTGGTGCAAAAACAAGCAGAACTTTGGTATAATCTTGGTTTAGGTACAGCAACTGATGGAACAGGTCTGCTCGACAGCACAACTCCACAGGCCCGATTCTTGTTAGAAAAACAATCAGCTTTGCCTACAATTTATATAGAGCGCCAAACTTACAGTTAAGAGCCAGAATTTACTAGAGAATAAATAACAATATGGAAGAATTTAAAGATAACAAAATGACTGAAAATCAACAAAATCCTGAAAATAAGCGTCCAGATGAACATGGCGGCGTACATCTTCAGGGTCATATTAAAATATTTGACCCTGAAACCAAAGAAGTATTTGTCGATAAACGTAATGCCATTCACTATGAAAATTTCAGTTATGCTCTAGCGCAGAGTATTAGTAATAACGGTGGTTTTATTGCCGACATGTGCTTTGGTAACGGCGGAAGTTTAGTAGATCCAACAGGTATTATTACCTATCTAACTCCTAATACCACTGGTATTGTTTCTAAGTTGTATAGTCCAACATATTCTAAGTCAGTTGATGCTACTAGTGTTCTGAATAAAGATCCTGTAAGAAATTTTATGGAAGTTCGCCATGTGAACGGTACATATTATACTGACATTCTAGTTACCTGTTTGTTAGATTATGGTGAACCTAGCGACCAATCAGCGTTTGACAACAGCACAAGTCAAACTAGTTCTTCTGTTTTTGATGAATTAGGATTAC